GGCTCCTTTTTTTTAATTCTTTATTGAGAATAATACTCATTATGGCCTTCCCTACTACTGGCTCCAACACTGAGCTACAAGCTGTTAATCAGATCCTGGCGTCAGTTGGTCAGGCTCCTGTTACAACATTAACAACTGATGAAACTTTTGTATTAAATGAAGTTTCTAAATTTACTGGTTCTATTTCCGGTACTACTCTAACTACTACAACAGCTGATATTCCAGTTGGTACCTATATTGGCGGCCCCACTGTGGCTGTTGGTACATCTATTGCTGTCGCAGGCACAGAAGTATCTCCATCAACAACTCCTGCTACATATAACTATACTATAAACATTTCTCAAACTGTTAGTAGTCGTATTTTAACACAATCAATTGTTAAAAGTAGAATTGAATCACAAACCAACCCGGACGTTGCGATTGCACTCAACACCCTAAGAGAAGTTTCACGCGAAATACAATCAGAAGGATGGTCTTTTAATAAAGAATATGATTATCCTATTATACCAGATTCAAACGATGAAGTAGCTATTCCTAATAACATTCTTCAAATGGATCTAAATACCACCTATACACAAAACATGAATCGAGATGCTGTTAATCGTGAAGGTAAGCTTTATGATAAAACTGCTCATTCATTTGTTTGGACAGACGATAAACTATACGTTGATGTTATTTGGTACTTTGATTGGACTAGTATTCCTACTCCTATACAAGCATTTATTATTGCTACAGCTGCTACAATTGTATCTAGTAGGATTATTGGTGATTCTAATCAATACCAAATGTTACAACAAAAAGTGGCTATTACTCGATCTACAGCTTTAGAATATGAGTGTAACCAAGGAGATTATTCATTCTTTGGTAGTCCTAAAGGTGAAAACTTTTATAAAAGCTACCAACCGTTCCATACTTTACAACGATAATGCCAGCAGTAACACAACTAATACCAAATTTTCTTGGTGGTGTCTCTCGCCAAATTGATGACAAAAAATTATTAGGACAAGTAACAGAATGCATTAACGGTTACCCTGATCCTACCTATGGTTTATTGAAAAGACCAGGGATGAAGCATACAAATGTATTAAAAAAAGCTGATGGCACTGCATTTACTAAAACTGAATTAGATGGAGCTGTTTGGTTTTTTATTGAACGTGAGGGGGAGAATTCTTATATTGGTGCTATTAAAGGTACTAATATTTTTGTATGGACTACAGCTACTGGAGAATTTTGTACTGTAACTAATAATGCTACTTCATATTTAACTAATAATGCTACTTATCATTTCCGTAGTGTACAAGATGTTACAGTTATTACAAATAAAACTGTTAACACCGCTATGCAAGCTAATGGTACATTTACTTCAAATTCAGTAGCTACAATACATCTATCATCACTTGTTTCTACTTATGTCTATAAAGTAAAAATTGCAGGAATAGAATTCTCAGCAACTGCAGAAAATGATACAACATATGATGATATGTTGTCATATACTTCTACTGATATTGATACTTCACATCATCTTATTGATGCAATTAAAGCTGGTATTGAAGCACAACATACAGCAAATAATGCTGCCTTTGCTGGTAAATGGTATTTAGAAAGTTATTCTACTAGTATTGTTATTAAACGTACTGTTGGTACTAACCAAGTTTTGACTGATAATAGTACACCAACTGCTACACCAGCAGCCTTTACTATTGAGGTTAAAGGTGGACCTACTAATACGTCTATTGAAGTATTTCAAGATTCAGTAACAAATATATCTAAATTACCTATTGAATCCTTTCATAATCATAATGTACAAATTGTAAATAGTTCATCTGCAGATGATGATTACTATGTTAAATTTGTTGCTTTTAATGGATCAAGAGGTGCTGGTTATTGGCAAGAAACTGTTTCACGAACTGCTTCACCTGGTCTAGATGCTTCTAAAATGCCACACCAGTTATCAAACACTGGTCCTACTGCATTTACATTTGCTGCTATTCCATACTCTGCCAGACAAACTGGTGATGATGTAACAAGTCCTATACCATCTTTTATTGGTTCTACTATTCAATCTACTTTTTTCTATGGTAATAGATTTGGTGTGTTGTCTGAAGATAATGTATTTCTTGGTACAGCAAATGATTCTTTTAATTTCTTTGTAAAATCTGCTACGGTACAAACTGAATCAGATCCTATTGATTTGAATGCAGCTAGCATTAGACCTGTTAAATTGTTTGAAGTTTTACCTTCATCACAAGGTTTACTTTTATTTAGTGCTCGTCAACAGTTTCAAGTATATGCTTCTGACTCTAACGTTTTAACACCTTCTACATCAATTATTAAAGATCTTTCAAACTATGAAATAGATACTAACATAGCACCTGTTGATATAGGTAGTACATCAGCATTTATTACAAAAGTTCCAGGTTATAGTAAAGTATTTACTATGCAACTACGTGATGTTGATCAAGGACCAGTAGTTACAGATATTAGTAAAGTTGTACTTGAATGGATTCCAGATAGTATAAATAGTTTAGCAGTTAGTCCACAAAACTCTGTTATTATGTTAGTAGATAATTCTACACCTTACCTTTATCTTTTTAAATATTTTAATGCAGGCAAGGAGAATTTATTTGAAGCCTGGACAAAATGGAAACTACCAGGTAATATTCAAACAGCCGACATTATTAATGATTCTGTATATGTTATATCACAACAGGAAAATGAATATACACTTGGCAGAATTATACTAGATGAGATACCCACAGGATCCGCTATAGCAGGTGATAGTAGCATTATTGGTAATACATGCCTAGACATGGCTACAAGGCCGGTAAAACCCCATACATCGGTCAATGCAGTGGTATATGATTCTACTAATGATTTAACTAAAATCTATGTTCCTTACACACCATTTGCTCAAACTAAAGGTGTAATGCTCCTTACTGTTCCAACAGCAGATTTAGGTACAGCTGCAGAGGTTGATGCTGATTCTGGTTTTTATTTAGAAGCAACAGAACGTACAGAAAATAGTACAAATTATCGTTATTTTGAAGTTAAAGGTGACTATTCTAGTTATGCAGACGGTATTGTTGTAGGTTATAATTATGACTTTGAAACAACATTACCTAAATTGTATTATAAAAGAGATCCAAATACTTCTGATTATACAGCTACATTGACTATTTCTAGAGTAACATTTTCTGTTGGTAGAACAGGTCCAATCCTGTTTAAAATAAAATCAGATGGATCTGATGAGTGGAAAAATATAGAATATGTAACAGATGCTAACAGCTATAAAGCAGATAGTAGTCCTGTTAAATCTGAACATAATTTTACTATACCAATACACCAACGTAACACTAATTTTGAATTAAAAGTGACAAGTAATTTTCCATACCCTGTGTCATTAGTTTCAATGACATGGGAAGGTCAGTATTCCCCACGTTTCTATAGGAGAGCTTAATTATGGCAGTATTTGCAGGTGTAGCCGCCGCCGCTGGTATTGCATCCGGTATCTCAGGTGCGCTTGGAGCTAGAAGTGCAAACCGCAGGGCTTCAAGAAACGAAAGAAATCAAAGACGACATAATAGAAGAGAAGCTAGGAGAACTAATAGATATAATCGTAGACGTGATAGAAACGAAAGGGAAAACTATTTTGCAATGCGAACGCATAATAGAGAAACCCAGCTTCAAAATCATAATTATCAAAATACGATTGCTGATTATCGTTTTGATGCAACGATGTCGCAATACAACCGAAGTCAAGAAATTCTTAATCAATCATTACAGCTAAATAGGTCTTCAAATATTAATGCAGAAAGGAGACAAGAAATATCTGCAGGAGATGCCTTTATACAAAGAACCTTTGCACGACAAGATGCAAGGTTAGAGTTACGTGATGAGTTAGGTCGCCAGCGGTTAGCAGGTGCAAGAGCAAATGAAACTATTAATGCATCAGTAGCTCAAACAGGTATAGATACAGAACAACAGCGAAGGGTATTAGCTAATGCTACAGTAGAAAATAGATTAAATACTACTGAAAATTTTAATAATTTAAGACAAACATATGATGAACAAGCTGTAAACAGAAGGGAACAATATTCAGCATTAGAAGGTATTCGTAGTAGAAAACGTACAGGTACTGCAGCTATTACAAATACAATAGAACAATTAAACACTAAAACTGATCTTGCTAGAGAGAGTGCTATGGTAGAAAGTTTACTTTCTGAAAGTAGAGCTTCTTTAGGACAAGCTGGTAGATCAACTGTTAAAGCTAGACAATCTAATAGAGCAGCACTTCAACGTAGTTTGATGGCATTAGAATCGGAAGCATCTGGTAAAGGTAGAGAAGCTGCAATTCAATTAGCTGAACTTAATGCAGAAACAAGTGTTGCAGAAACAGGTGCTGAACTTAATTTACAACGAATTGAAAACACTTTAAGTGATGCTAACAGAGATTCTAGTGTAAATTTACAGGATATTCAGCGTCAAACTAATTTTACTCAAAGTACTGCTGACATAGATTTACTTAGAATTCAAGAAACAAGCAGACGTGCTGTACAAGAAGGTAGATTCCAACGTAGAGGAATTAATGATTCAATAAATAATTCAAACAGAGATTACATAAACAATCTAGCTGTAATTAATGCTAATTATCGTAGTTCTAGGGCGAACGCTGCAATGAATCTGAGAGACATTGGTCTACAAAGACAAGTAGCTGATCATAATACTATAGCTGCTGCAATGATCCGACCAGAACGAGTACCATATGCTCCTGAACCTCAAGAACCACCTGAACATATATTTCTAAGATCACAACGAGCTAGACCAGGTTTTGTAGCACAAGGCGCAAGACAAAATGTGCTTACACCTTTACTTTCAGGAATAGCAACTGCAGGTAGTGCTTTAACTGGCGTTAACGTTGGTTCTATGTTTGGTGGTGGTGGTGGATCTTCATTAAATATGACACCAAACATAAACTACAGGATTAATTAATTATGGCAAGATTAAAATACCAACCTTCTACTAGAGCAACAGCTTTAAATGTTCCTCAACTAAGCCGAGCTGGTATAACTAATTTACGACGAGAAAGTGAAAGAGTTATTACTGGTTTAGAAAAAAATCAAAGAGCAGTAGAAAAACAACAAGAAATAGATCGCCAAGCATTAATAGAAAATGCAGCTTTAAAAGAAAAACGTCTAGTAAGAGATAGAAAAACTGAAGTAGAAAATTTACAAAAAGAAAAACAGGCTCTTATTGATCAAGCTAAAGCTGATCAAGATCAATTTAGAATTGACACAGAAGCAAGAAATCTTGTATTTGACAGTATTGCTAGTTTTTCTAAAACTGCTAAAAAAAGATCTGCTGAAAATACAGCAGCAATGATGAGAGACCAAACTGAAGCAGCAAATGCTGTAAATATATCTTTAATAAAAGATGAAGATATAATTGCTGGTAATAAAATTCAAAGTTTGTTCGGGCGGGCTGGTATTATTGAACTTGACGATTCTATTGAAGATGCAGTAGAATTTGGAGAATCTAAACTTGATCTTTCAGAATCTTTTTTACGTAATCATGGTTTAGGTGCTTATGGAAAAAAAGTGCTTATTAACAGGATGGTTCAAGAATCATTCCCTTTATTAATAAATAAAGCCATAGAAAGTACAGAACAGATTTATGATCGTGGCGACGGTACGCTTTTTTCAGGTGCTGAAGCTCACAGAAATCCTGATTTAATGGAAATCGTTGTTGATAAAGTAGAGGCAGATATTATAAATAATGTTGGTATTGCTAATCCAGCGTATTTAGTATCTAGTAGAACTGAAATACAAAAACTAAAAGGAACACTAATAAATGAAGCATCAGGTCTAAAATTAAAAGATAATAACGAAGTGCTTGAATCTAATGCTAAAGCACTAGAAATGGATAAGACTTTAGAAGGATATACTCTAGCATTTGCAGCTCGTAGACGTACTCTTGGGCCAGATGCTGCTCATAGAGGTTGGGAAGCAGCAGCGGAAAATCCCGATAATCCTATTGAAGTATTAGGAAATATTATAGTTTCAGAGGATGGTAAAACTTATAAGGAATATCGGCCAGACTCTTATGAAAAATTCTCGGCTAAGCGGCGAAAGAATTATGTACAAAGAATTAAAGATGAAGATGCTTTTGCTAGAGCAAAAGAAAGAGAGTATGTATTAGATACTATTGACCATCATAGACAAGCTGCTGAAGAGAATCCAGAAATGTGGATGGAATTTATAAATG